CCGCAACGAAGTTGCTGTTGCTGGTATCGCGGAAACGAATGGCCTTACGGTCCTGAACCGTAATGCCGTTAGTGTCGATCTGAACGCGATTCGTTCCACCAGTGCTGACATTAACCGTATCGCTGGCACTGAAGTACAGCCCGGTGTTGGTGTCGTCCGATCGCCGGACTGCTGGTGCGCTCGCACTGCCTGCAGGGATACCAACGTTGCCGGTGAACGTCGGACTAGCCAACGTTGCCAAACCAAGGTTGGTGGCAGACAGCGTTCCAACGGTCACGAAGCCGTCATCCGCTGCATTGCGGATCTTCAACGCATCATTATTCGTATCTGCCCACCACATAAATGCAGTGGTTGTAGAAGGTGCTGCCGCTCCAGAATTATTGCTATACAGCGCAGACAGGTTGCTATTGATGTCGGCCCTTACGTTCGAGCCGGTGTCGTTAGAGATATTCTGGTCGGCTTGACTCATTAGCCTTTTCCGTAGCCGGTAGCAGTCCAGTTCACCGTTTTGGCGATCCGGGTGTCACTGGAATTGTAGACCGACACATCAAATCCGGTAGCCGACGAATTGCTGATGACGTAGTAGTCACCGCTGGAGTTAGTCGTGAAGACAATGCCGACTGAAGGAGTCGCCGCAAACTTGTTGCCCGATCCATAAGCAACCGACACATCAGCACTCGTGCTGGTCGTCACCGATCCAGTCACGGTACGAATCGGCATGTTTGCAACCACACGCAGCTGGTCAACTGCAATCTGTTCGTCAACCGCACCAGTGCTGAACTCCGCCTTCAACTTGAACGCACGAGCCTTGAACTCAGCGTTGTTGTAACGGCGGTAGCTCGTATAGGTAGGCGATCCAGACGGGTCATCCTGCGTGGTTTGAATAAACAGCTTCACGTCTGGAGCGGTTGGTGCCGTTCCGTCAAAGTCAACAATGGCGTCAAAGTCAGGGCGGTCATCCAAGCGGATGCCGTAGGGGTAAAACGCACGAGCACGCAACGTGCTGTCCAGCTTGACGCTAAACACATCTGAAAACGTGATCGGGTTGTTCTGGAACTCGTAGGTGCCGCTGGTATAGAAACCTTTGTTGCCCTCAAGGCCCAACACGCTGGTGTTATCGGTGTCATCCTCCATCAGGATCAACGAGTCATCTTCAGCGAGCATGTCGCCTACAGATGCCGTCTCAACACCAGGCTCAAGGTCAAGCTCTAGTTCGTTTTGCCCTGTATCAACAACAAGGTTGGTTTTCGTGCCAGCAAAGGACGGATCCTCTGTCTGCGAGCTGACGTTTTGAACATTGTCCAGATCAGCTTTGGTGAACTCGATGTAAGCCGCATCCAAGCTCTCGCGGCCACCTGAATCGACAAACTTGATGCTGTACGTCCCAGGCTTGAGATCTTCGTAGGTTTCAGTTGCTGAGCCTGCAACATCGTCAGAAATACTGGTAGACGTTGCCCAGGTCACGCCTGTTAGATCAGGCGAATGACGCAACCGCACCACACCGCCAACACGCACATCAAGATCACTGGCTTGGTTCCAGCTCAGTCGGGCCTGACCGTTGACCGGAATCATGCTGAACCCGGTGACATTGCTAGGTGCAGCGGTTTTACCGACGAGGATGAACGTGGCAGACGTGATTCGGCTGCTCTTGTTCAGGTAGTTGCGAGCTGAAATTTGCACATACAACGTGCCAGCACGCAGGTTCCGCAACGTGACGGATGGTGATGCCGTTTGAACCGTTTCCCAGTTGTCGTTATCGATCCGGTACTGAACTCGGAAGTCGTTGACGTTTTGCCGATCGTGGTTCCAGCTGATTGACGCACCAACAAACACACTGGAGCCGTCTTCGTAAAGGAACTCCTCGTTGTCGATGCTGTCCACCGCGTTTGGAATGGCAGACAGATTGCTGATGCTGCGCGTCGTCAGCGAAACATCAGCTTCAACAGCGTCATAAATCGTGCTGTTGTAAGCAATCGCGCTTACGCCATAAATGCCTTCCTCAGACTCAGCAACAGACGCAACGCGAAACTGCTGGGGCAGCAGCTCTGTTGTCTGCACCATGAACACTGAGTTGGCTGCAGGTGCTTGGCTAAATGCAGTATCAACGTCGATGTCACACGTTCCATCCGCCTGAGGCTGAATACCGCCAACCGGGATGTCGCGTGTTTCAACAACACCTGTCGGCAGCATCACCGATAGCTTCGGGCTGTTCTGTGCAGCCAGAGCAACAGTCAGGTCATTGCTGCTGTCTGCTGTGATCTGCGTTGTGGTTGCAGATTGGATGCGACCAGAACGACGCTCCCCAGCACGCACTGGATCGGCAATGTCAATGACCATCCCAGGGCGCAGAACAATGCCGCTCTCAAGTGCAACGCTGAACTGGCACGTTTCAGTCAGGTTCTGTTCAGACAGCAGCGCCCATTTGCCGATCCGATGCGCTTGGCCTTGGCTGTAACAACCAATGGCCTTAATGTCCTTTTTGATGATGCCGTACTTAGCGACAGCAGCATGATCCTCAACGTATTCATATTCCTGGTCGCCGCGAGTGTCGTAAGACTGCCAAGCCACAACAGCAACGGTGTGACGTACTTTTTGGGATGTTCCTTGGTATTCAAAAATTCCGTCAACGACGTTGCTCTGACCAATCAAGTATTGCGGATCAGCGGGCTTGTCCTGCAACAGGGCTAGTGACCCGGCGCTGTAGTACGAAATGCCACGAAAAATGGCCGTCATTTGCTGAATGACGTTGTAAACCTCATCCCTGCTGTTGATCAGCATGTTGCAGCTGAAACGCGGCTCTTGGCCGCCTGCACCATCAGAAACGAGAGCGTTGCAGTATTGGGACACTGCAAAAAAGTCGTACTTGTCGAGCGTGCCTTCAGGCACACCTGCGCCGTACCTTTCAGAAATCAACAGGTCATACAAGATCCACGCAGGGTCTGAGGTCCATGTTGCGGCCTGAAACGTGCCGTCCCAAATGCCGGAATATGTAATTCGTCCCAGGTGTGTGGTTGTATCTACGGTCGCGTTGCTTGGAATCTTGACCTTGATTCCACGAATCAGATATTTGCGAGACGGGATGTTGCTGAACTGACGCGAGTCGAAACGCAGAGCGACAAGCGCAGAGTTTGGATAGCGAAACTTGTCATCAATAATCTCAGTAAAGCTCTGAAAAATTGTCGTACTGGCACGTTTCTGACTGGTCTCATCTGCGCTGACACGCACCATCCGAACATCAACAGGATGGCTGCCAGTGAGGTCAATTAGATAATCGCGCTGATAGCGGTTGCTGCTTTTGCCGCTGATCGTGTCGTTAATAACGTCGTTGTATCCGCCGCTGTTGTACTGAATCTGAATCTTGATGTTGACGCTATGACCCACAACATCGCCATCGTCTTCAAGAATTTGTAGTGATGGTACGGTTAACGTGACACGCAAGCGGTCAACATCCGTGTCCGTAATGCTGCGAGTGACAGGTGAGCCGTTGGTGACTTCAACGCCAACTGCAGTTTCCCGTTCTACAGCATTGAACGGGCCAGGAATATGGTTCTGCGCCTGTGTGCCGTTGCGGGTAACAACGGTGTAGCCAGCAAAGTTGTTGGTTCCGTCAGAGTTCTGAACAGCAGTGTCGTCCAGAAAAATGCTTTTGTTGCCGTCGTCTAGCCCCTCAATCTCGCCTTCGCTGATTAGGTCGAGAACATTGGCAAACTGTACGGACTGCAGAGTGTCGTCTGCCTCAGTAGGCGTGCGATTGCCGCCACCGCCGCCTTTGCCGCCGCCACCACCAGCGCCTTGGATGTAATGGGTCTGTGTCATACCTGCACCTGATCAACGTCAAGGCCGCTCGACAGCACAGCCGATCCAACAAACAAACGCCCGTATGCAATCGGAACGGGCATTCCCTGTCGCTGGGTATTTACAACGTTGGAAAAAGTGAATGATTCCAGTTGGACTGACTCATCAAGCGTGCTGTCTAAATCAGGCTGCGGTGAGATTGCTGTAGCAATGCCTGACAAAATCAAAGAGCCACCCAATAATCCAATCTTTGTGGCGAGAGCGCCTGAAATAGGCAAACCACCCGGCACAAGAGTTAAAGCAACTAAAGCCACACCAGCCAAAATCTGTCCGGTGCCACGCCCTGCACCAGCAACAACAGGCGTAAGGCTAAAAACCTCTTTATCGCTAAAAGGCAGCCCGAACGCCTCTGGATCGTTAGAGATTTTTTCACGACCAACTGATACGCGATAGCCGATGCCATCTTGCTCGCTATCAATAAACCACTTATCTAATCCTGGGAAGTTGACGCACAACGCCTTGATCGCTTGCGCTGGCGTATTTACGTCAAACTCGAACCGGCATTGACCGAGCCGTTTACGCAGAGCGCCGTAGACCTTCACGACTTTCATGCCTCAAGGCGCAAGCGGTGCTCTTGCCATAGTAGCCGCCGAAAACATCGCGACTAGAGAGCCTCCCCTGCACATGATGCAGCACCTGCTGATCACCCATGTAGATCGCTGCATGGTTTGGCAACGGTGAAACCAGATTCATCAAAATCAAATCACCGCGCTGCACTTCCTCAACCGGAATTTTGCGAAACCCTTCAGCGGCAAAGTTGTCCAGATACAAGTTCTCGCCACGATCCCAGAACTTGTCTCTGCGTACATAGTCCCGTAACTGGATGCCGCACTCCCTTGCGTACCAGTCACGCACAAGCGTGTAGCAGTCCACCACGCCGAACACAAACTCACGCCCGACATACGGCAGCTGAAAGCCTGTTGGCTCGCAGTATCCCCAACCTTCGGTGTTCGGGTTGACGACAAACCACGGCAGCTCTGACTTCTCGCAGGCAACGCGATCGGCTGTTGATGGTTCCGGGTTGGTCTTGGGGTGGCTGTGGATAATCGCCACTACCTCGCCTTGATCCTCTACTTCGTCCCAGCCGCTAAGAACAAAGTGCTCATCTGGTGTGTCTGCGATGTTCTGGCACGGGAAGTACCGATACCGACCTTTGACCACAGCAACTAAGCCACAACACTCTCTTGGCGTCTCAGCTTTGGCGTGTTGCAAGATCTCAGCTCGCAACTCGTCTGATAGTTGCATCACTGGGTCAGGCCAGCACCTGGAAACGATCCAAACGGCAGCTCGGCTGTGTCGCCGAACCGCAGCTTGCAACTGGCCACACGCTTGCCACAAACATCCTCGGCCAACGTGCTGACGCTGTTGCCGTTGACGTCAAAGTAGTTGCTGCCGGTGTAACTGCATTCACTGCTGCGATACTTCCACTGACAGACGTTGGCGATCACCTGCCGTTTAGGAAGCTTTTGGCCCGCCAAATCAAACTTGCTAGCCAGCTCAAAAGTGATTTGGTCTCGTGACTCACTAGCCTTTCGGTCTACAAACCACCGCTCTTCAGGCCAACGGGCATTTGGATCAGCGGCGCTTTCACCGTCCAAATACTTCTTCAGCGTCCTGATACGACGCACCTCTGCACCACCAAGATCATTGCCTGCAGTTGTTGCGTTGACCAGCAGCAACAGCGTGGTCATCGTTCCATCGTGATTGCTGATCGACAGGGTGGGACGTGGCAGCGTGCCGGTGTTGCTGTACTCAAAGCCATCAGCCTTAATAGGGATGCGAGTGTATGTTTGGCTGTTGAACACGATGTTGCCGCTGACAGCAGCATTGGCCCCAGCATGAAAGCGGTAAACGTCACTGCTGCCGTGCAGCGTTGAATCCAGCCTCAGCTCGAACAGCTCAATAATCGCGCTGGGGTTAATCTTCGCCAGCTCCTCGTAAGCCGACGCAATCGCAGTCCAGACACACGTTCCATCCGTGACCGTGTCACCAACCATGTTCGGCCAGCCAGGCTCTGAGCTTGCTGACGTTCCAGCAGTAGAACAACGAAAGAACAAGCCAGACGGTTGCTCTGTCGTGGCGCGCCTGATGTCGCCAACAGAAAATGCGGTGCTAGCGGCCCATGCTGCTACTGCCATTACGGTTCAAATACTTCGCGGAATGTTGCTTGGATTGTGGCGCGATTTAAGTACGGAATCGACTTACTCCACGCCTCGCAGACAAACTTAGAACTACTGCCCTCGCCAGGGGGCGTGAAATCGAAGCTGGCAAAATCTGCAGCTCGTGCGTCCAAGAATGTTTCGATCGTGTCGGAATCAGTCTCTGACACCTCAAAAGTCAGGCTGTAAACCTTTGGGTCTTGGTTGATGCCCATCGTAAAGCGGCTTTCGTAACCGTCACCGAACTGCACCTTGCGTACGTTTGGTGCGCTTTGCTTTTGGATGCCGTAAGTCGGCGTAATTGACGGGAAAGTAGCCATCAGGTTGCGAGGAGACCGCCAGGACGTTTTTGCTTAACCAGCTCAGCCTGCACAGCAATGCCGATTGCCTTGCCAAGTTGCGAAGCCTGATCAGCGTTGCCCTCAACAGATGAGCCAGAAGCATCCACGTTCACAGTCACGTTAGCCCCACCTAAAGCATGGTTTGGCGTGATGCTTCCGGAAACACCTGGCGTGAAAACCTCGGGGCCTCTTTCCCCAACGACATAAGACCTGCCACCTTTTACGGGTCCGCCATTAGCCCTAAAGATGTCAGCGACTGCGCCGAAAATGCCGCTACCGCTGCCTTTATCCTTACCGCCAAAGCTTCCGAGCGCAAAACGCATTAACTCATTAGCAACCGTATTAAGAACGTTGCTAAGGGCCTCAGTTGCGCTTTTTGCTTGCAACAACGAATTAACAATCCCATCTTCAATAATTTGACCAGCCCGCTGATACAAACTGTTTATCTGTTGTTGCTTGTCAATTATCTGCTGTTGCTTTCTTATCCCATCTTCTAGTTCATATGCTTCGCTAAACGGTACTCCCTGCAGGACGAGGTCACGCACCCTTTGGGTGAATTGAGCAAACTCAGAACCTTTTTGGGCTGTGAGCGTCAGGGTCTGCAGTTCTTGCTGCCTTCCCCTAATTACATCTTGGCTTGAAGCTTTTTCTTTTTCAGCACTGATTGCCATCTGCTGCTTAAGTTTCAGCAGTTTTTCTGCAGCAACCTCTTCAGGTGTTTTACCTGTTTTTGGCGGCTTTTTGGGCGTTAACTTGATTGGTGAAGTTCCTTTTGGTGTTGGCCCAATATCTGCAGCACTTGGCGGCAACTGACCAGGCACAGCCCCACGAGCAATCGCCAGCCTTCTGCTTTCCTCGCGCTTTAATGTTTCATTAAAGAAGGCTTGAGCTTCAGCTGAACGGCCCAAAATGCCAGGCGTTCCAAACTTGGCGTTCGTCTGCAGGGTGGCTGCCTGCAATGCCAACTGTTTTGCTCTGACCGTTTTGCCGCCAGATGCAACATTTTCAACAACGTTGCCAACTGTGCGGGCAACACCAGCCAACAACGTGCCAAGGCCACGGATCAGTGGCTCTAGTTGTTTGATGACAGTGCCAAGATCCTGAATCGAATCTGTGATTGCAGGGATTGCGCTTTCTGTGAATGCAACCTGCAGGTCCTGCACCTTGTTCTGAAAGTCTTTGATTTTTGCTGCAGGGCCGCCAAGGGCTTGGGACAACCTGTCAGCACCTTCAGCCTCAATCCGCTTAAGGGCCTTGATGACAATGTCGCTAGTCAGCAAGCCTTGCGCTGCATATTCCTTCAGGTCACCAGCGGCAACACCTGTTTCATCAGAGATGGCCTGCAACACCAATGGGGCCTGCTCTGCAATGCTTCGGAACTCATCACCCCGCAATGCACCAGAACCCAACGCCTGTGACAACTGTGTGAACGCAGCGGATGCTTCAGCTGCTGTTGCACCACCAAGCACAGCGGCAGTCCTGAAGCCACCAAACGTTGAGGTGATGTCTTTCAGGGAAACACCCAACGGGCGTAAGCGTGCAAACGCATCAGCCAACGATTGATTTGCTTCTGTTTGGCTGAGGTTGAACTTCCGGGCTGCTGCAGCTGCTGCACTTTGCAACTGGCCTACTTCACCAAAACGCTGCCCAAGCAACCTGATCCGCCGTTCTGACTCAAGCCGCTGGATACCAGTCTGGACGCTTTTGAAAGCTGCAAATCCAATAACAGCCTTGCCAATACCACCACGCAGGCCACCCATGGTCCTGCCCAATCGGGCAGTGTTTTTTTCAAGATCACGGACAACATTGATGCCCCTGCGCCCCATCAGGACAAGGGCAGCCTCAACACGCTTTGTGCTTCTGCGTGCTTTGTCGAACTGTTCTTCAACCCTTTTTGTCTGCCTTTCTACCTTTCGCAGGGGGTTAATGGCCCTTGCGGCTTCGACGATTAGTTCAACCGAAGCCCTTGCCATGACCACTTAGCAATAGCCAAAGTCTACCGCCGCATTTGCTTTGCACGCTGCATCGCTTGTTCTTCAAGTTCTGCCTTTAATTCAAAGTATGCAGCAAAGTGGACGAGCTCTGCATCGGTGAGTTCCGTGCGGAGCCTGCTGACTGTCATGCTCAACTCGCAGGCCAGGTGAAACTCAAAAAAAGTCCACTTGTCCTGCTTTAGTCGTTTTTTGCTTCTTCAAGGTCAGCTTCTTCGCCGAGACCAAACAAGAACAGCTCAATCTCATTCAGCACAGACTCAGGCAGCTGGCGTTGAAGCTTGTTCGCATCAGCAGCAGCGAAAGCCTTGGTACCATCCTCAAGCTCAGCGATCTGACACAGCATGTTGGTGCTGATGTCCAACGCCTCTTCTGTGCCAGCGAGCTGCTGGGCTTTTTTGCGATCTGCGCGGGTGATTGGCTTGAAGTAAAGATCAATGATCTTTTTGCCTTCAGCGTTCTTCAGTTCAAACTTGCGGCGCTGGTTGAGGTCAAAGGCCCCAACCAGCAAATCAACAGTGCGATTACCAGCAGGCATTTAGGCGACACATTTGTCACCAAAACTATAGCCTCATCACTCAAGGTTGCCGGTGATGGTGCCGCTGGTGATGAAGTTGCAGGTCACGATGTCAATCTCACCAACAGTGGAAGTGATTTCCATGTCAGTGATGATTCCAGCAAAGCTCACAGAGTCAGTGCCAGAACTGGTACCAGTCGTGAACAGTTCAAACGTCGCGTCTGCAGGGTCTGCAGTCGTCAAAACATCCTCAAGGAATGCAGCCTGGCCGGTGGCGTCAGGGTCATAGACCAGCTCAACAGTGCCAGATCCGCTGATCATGCTGCCAACAAAGCTCCGGAAAGTGTCTCCATGCTTGGAGATGTCCAGAGTTTCTTTGGTGGTTGAAAGGCTCCAGCTGCGAGTGCCAACGATGGTGGCATTGCTTGAGCCAGCGGCGTCAAATTGGACTGCGCCTTGTTCTCCACGAAGGACGGCCATGGTCAGAGTTCCTCGATAAATTCAAAGGTCACACGGACCTGTGTTTGAAAATAGCCCTCGGGAGCTGGTGAAGCCAGTGCCTCTGGACCTGTTGGTGCGTCGAAGTAAACCCCCGACACGATGACCCTATTGTAAAGGTCACGAATCCTTTTGCCGATGGTGTAGTTGGCGCCAGGCCCAACACCTTTGGCAGAAAAAATATTGATGACGGTCAACCCAACAATGCGATTCCGTGCGTTGGCCGTTGACCCTTGGGCAAGATGCTCATTGGAGCCGAAATCAACTTGGCATTGCACCCAAGAGCTGTTGGGTGTTGGCTCATAAGCCATGTTGTTGAAGACGACAGGTATGGCCGGACTGTTGGCCAGCTCTGTGGCTAACCGGCCCTCGATGGTGGCCCTGATTGAGTTGAGGTCAGCTGCGGCCATCAGTCTTCAGCGACAATGCGCCTCCATTCTGAACGGACATACTGTTCCAAGTCTTTGGCAATCAGGTCTGGATAGCCTTGCCGGACTGCTGGGGTGCCTGTGGTTTTGTTTGACCTGCCTGGGGCATATTCACCCTTCCAAGAAGGTGGCAGGCTGTCAGGCGTGCCATAGGTAACAGCTTCTGCGTAATCAAGGTTGCTGAACACCCGGCCTACGTATTTGTTGTCGAAACTGATCTGCCAAGAACCTGCCAGCACACCGCTGACTTCAGGTGTGCCGATGGGTGGGCGGCGTGTTTTGAGTTCGTCCTGCAGCTGCTTTGTAGTGCGCTGCACAAGCCGTTCAACCTTGTCCTCACAAAGCCCAGGTATTTGGCTGAGGTCAATGTTGCGTGGCATGGTCAGGCCCTCAAGATCAGCTCGTAATGAGTTGCGTCACCAGCTGTTTCCTGAAAGGTCGTTTCAACCCTGATGACTTGATAAACGATTGAGCTGATCACTACACGATCTTTTGTCTCAGGGGCTGTGGCCAAATCATCAGCAGCAACAATCAGGCGTTTGTCACCAGCCTGAATCAGGTCGTTGGCCTCATTGACGCTCACGTCATACACATGCCCTTTCACATCAGTGTCTGATGTGGTTTCAGTGATAGCGCCCGTTGTGGTGTTGTAGCTGCCGCCAGAGACGTAACGGATCGTCACGTCCCCACCAAACGTGTCAAGGATCTTGGCCGCAATCTTGTCCAGCCCCTTGAGTGCCATCAGGCTTCGTATGCAACGACGGTTCCGCTTGTGAGCGTGATGCTGGTCACCTCAAGGCCCTCAATACAGGCAGAGGTGTTGATGTTGATTGCGTTGATCGTTGAAGACCCGTTCTCCGTAATGGCAGAGGAGGTCATTGACGCAATGACAGAATCCTCAAGCGCCATAATTTTCACAAAGCGACCGGTCTGGGCTGCGGTGTTTGTGATGATTGTTGCCTTGGTCGGCGCATACCCGTAGCCCATGGTCAGCTCCGTTTAATGGCGATGTTGCCTGGTCCGCTAATTCTAAGGCCCGTCAAGTACCTTTCAAACATCGGCGGCACACGGTCTGCACCCACAGAACCAGTTTTGTCAGGCTCGACTTCAATGTTGCCCAGTTTCACCCGCTTGTAATCCTCAAGCCCGCTGAGGCTGATGCCGTCGGTGTTGTTGTGCAGGTAAACAGCAAGCTCAATCTGTGCCCGCTTGATTTGATCAGGGATTTCCTCGTCAGTGAAATAATCCTCAGAAATCCTGAATGGAAAGCCAGTGGCGTACGTATTGACGTAAGTATCTGGCTTTCGCACGCCAGTACGCGGCCATTGCAATGCCTGTGTATCAGTGGCCCTTGCGCCAATAAAACGCTCACGGTCAAGCCGTTGTGCTGCTGCAGCCAGTGCTCGGTTGCGTGTGTCGTCAGTGCCGGTGCTCCACTTGGACACATCAGTGCTGCTGATCATCGCCTCGACGTAGGCGTCAGCTTGGGCCAGTGTCATGTAGCTGTTGGCGTTTGCGCCGCCCGCTGTTGCGTCGATTGTTACTGCCATCGGGCGTCACAGTAGAAGTCTTGCGTTTGGCTGGTGTAGGGGCAGAGGCCGCCGCTTGTGCAGCAGCCTCACGCTCCTTTGCCCGCCTGAAAGCGAACAAACCCATCAGGAGCTAGCGCCCTTCAGAGCCACGAAGTTGACAACGATTGCCTCACCAAGTGAGCCGGTTGACAGGTTTGCCACGGTGATCTTGAAAGATCCAGCAGCAATCGAGTTCGCCTGCACAAGGTAAGAACCAGCGGTTCCAGCGGAAGCGTGGTTGCAGATCACCACATCGGTAGCGGCGATCTTGTCGTTGTTGACAGTGAAAGAAACCTCAGCGGCTGCTGCAAGCGCAGCATCGTCAAGGGTGATCTGGCCAGACTCTGCATTGAGAGTCACGGCAGTTGCCTTACTGGTGGCCTGGGTGACAGTACCGCCAGTAGCGGGGCCGACAAGGTTGCCGGCGGTTGCCTCAAAAATGGATGCCATGGTGATTACCCTCAGTCAAGGTTGCTGGTGTTGGTAATCCGCACGATGCCAATGTTATTGGTCTCGTACACCTTGGTCCAGTTGCCAACGGTTTCCAGTTGTGCCCGAGTGGGGTTGGAAACAGACGTCGAGAACTTCGAACCAACAGGGTGGTACACATAGTGCAGATCGATTGACATCGCATCGCTCTTGGCAAGGATGTCGCGATCAGTTTCAGTCTGCAGACCCAGCTGTTCGCCAGATGCCACAGCACCCTGGGTGAACAGGTAAGTGGCGTACTCGGTGGAAGCACCAGAGCCAGTCGTCTGCACGTCAGCAGAAACGATCACACGCAGGCCCATGAAGGTGGGAACTTGCACCGCACCAAAGGCAGGCGCAGTAGAACCCTGGGCAGCAGCGGTGTCAGGCGCGCCAGTGTTGTCGTAGATCATGTCGATCGCACGACGCTCCATCAGGTCGTAGTAGACCTTGGGGTGCATGGCGATAGCAGTCAGCTTTTCGCCTTGGTCGCCCAGGATGGATTTGCCTTCAACGATTTGGCGGGGGCCAAGAACCGTCGGGGTGTCACCAGTGGCACCGTCAACAGTCAGTGCTGAGTAGCAGGCAGAGCTGTTGTCATCTACAGCACCGAACACACCAGCCAGGCAGGACAGCAGGTCCTTCTGGCGTTGGTTGGCGATGTAGTCAGCAATCTTGGAACCAATGGCAGCCATCGGGTCAGAACCTGCGGCCAGTGCGGCGAGGTCGCGTGACTCGAAAGCACGACCACGGTGCAGGACAGCAGCAACCTGCTTGTCTGCAGTGATCTTGCCAGGTGTCAAAGAACTGGAATCTGTCAGACGCTCAAAATCGCCCGACAGGTTGGCCTTGTAGAAAGGCACTTGGATGAAGTCACCACCATCCTCAGCGGCATTCAGCTCAGCCATCGGCTGCACCACACCGGAAGCCAAGAAGGCATCACGCTGGGTGGTTTGCTCGATGACATACGGCGTAAATACCTCAGGGATGATGATGTCAGAGCGAAGAGTCGCCATGACAAATCCTCAGTGAATGGTTTTACGGTGCGGGCATAACCCTATGGCCAGTCGGCATAACCTTCCGCCCTTCCGGTCATATTAACGCTCAGCTGCAGCTTTCAACCTGTCATACATGTCCCGATCTGTTTTGTAGAGCCGGGATTGTTCTGTGAGGTTGAAAGTATCTTTCGCAAAGGGATTGCGAACACCAGGGGGAACATCGCCGCCAGTGCTGCGGCCTGCAGGTGCGCCACTGCCTTGAGGCTTTGGTTGCTTCTGCATCCATGCGGGCAATGACTTGGCCCAATCTGCAATCGGCGTGCGCTCATAGCCGTTGACAACAACAACGGTTCCATCAGCATCACGCTGGATTTGTTCTTTAACCACTTGGGTGTTCAAGATCATGTCTGGGTCATGAACGACATCCCGCAGAGCAGTTGCAGCAGGACTGAGGATTTCAAGCTCACGCACACGGGCTTCTAGTTCTGCAATGCGCTTGTCCTTTTCTTCCGCCGCCTCACGGAACTGCTGCTCCAAAGCCTGTCGGGCTTCGGTGTACTTGCCTTGTTTTTCCAGATCTGCCTGTTCTGCCGCAGCTTTGAAGTCCAGTAGCTCCTGAACATCAACGCCATCAGGGACAGTTTTTGCGTTTTTGAGCTTGCCGATCAGTTCGTAATTTTTTTTCAGCAGTGCTTCACGCTCTGCTTTCAGTGCATCAACTTCGTTTGAAGATGTTGTTTCAGGAGCCATAGACTCCTGCACTTGTTCTTCAGCCATGAATAACCCATAAGGTTGTTTTCAGCTCCACTTTACTTTGTTCGCCCAATATGCAGCAGATGTTTTGCCCTTAGCGATATTTTTTGCGTGACGTGCTTTGAATGATGCTCGCTTTGCCTTGTCAGCAGCAGACTCACCCTTGCGTGGCGGCTTTGTCTTTGCGCCCTGTGCCCCAAACCTAATCAGGCGATCCTTGCCGCCATCCTTGATGACAACAGCGTGTGACTTGCCGCTTGAGTGGTTTGGCGTGCTGATTGGCTTGTTGTAGCCCTTGAAGGTGTGGCCACCGCGTTTGATTGCCATTACTTCTTTTTGCGCTTTTTGAGCAAGTCAGCGTCGGCCTTTCGTGCGCCGCCTTTGCCAGACACAAAGCTGTTGACCCGGCCCATTGCCCAGGCAGCCATTGGCACATTGCGTGAGCCGCTGGACAAGTATGCGCCCTGGCCACGGCGATACACAGCAGCAAGCTGCCCGTAGGTGAACCGAGTGCCCTCAGCCTTTTTTCTTAGCGTTGCCTTTACGGCGTCGCTTAGTGGTTTTGCTTTTGGTCTTGCCACCTTGCTCAGTCCTCGATTTGGAGACAGCTGCAATGTCGATGTTCTTGCCAGCCTTGTAAAGGGCAGCAGTGCGCTTGATTTCGCTGGCCTTGGCCGCCTTGTTCTTGGCACCAGCAAGATAAGCCTTAGGCAGGCCCGTCTTCTTGTCCTTTGGTGGGCGACGCTTGGCTGCCATCACTTCTTCTTTTTCTTAGGCTTTTTCTTGCCCATCGTTGATTGGGGCTTTTTCGGACCGCTGTAACGGGGCATCAGTCTTCAGCAGATGACACCTCTTTTTTAGCAGGCTTTTTCTTGGCAGCGGGTTTGCGGGCAGGAGCAGCGGTTTCGCCCTGCACTGTGAACTGGTACTTACTGTGCATTGGGATAGCGGTCGGCTAGTTGCTTCAAAGTTAGCTCTGCACCGTCCTTGTCAACAAACTTGCGGATAGCGTCTTCCTTGCCGTACTTCTTGACAAGGAAGTTGTAGTACGGGATGCGCTTGGGTCCAAGGACGTCTTCTTTGACCAGGTCTGTCTGTTGGTCGAACCAAATGCCATAAGGCTCACGCAACGAAAGGGTTCTGGCTGCAAAGCCGGTGGTCAGAGACACACGGCGTGACCTGCAGCCGAAATGTTGTGGCGGCTTGGGGCCTTTGCCCCATTCGTACACCTTGCCGTCCAATGCCCTGCAGATTGGCGTCGTTTTGCTGTCCAAAAGGGCTGTGTACCTGTATTTCTTTGTGATATCTGGGTTTTGCAAAGCCACTAGCTCTTCAGCTGCATCAACAACCTGATTGACGCTGGTGCGGACAATGGCGCGGATCTGGTTGTTGGGCATGGCCGTCACTTGGCCGCCAGAAGCAATGATGCTGTCAACAGTGCCTGCCTGTTCCCGGCGCAACCTGCCTTTCAGCTGACTGACAATGCTGCCAACAGACTTGCCCTCCAACACACCGACACGCAGCACTTGGCTGAACACTTCGGCTTGCTTGGTGGACATACGGTCGAACGCTTGGCGCACGACTGAACCATTGGGGAGCGTCAGCTGCTGGCCAGTAGTGAGCTGAAACGTGACGGTGTCAGGGGCGAGCCTTTCCAGCCTGTCGCTCAGGTCAACAATGCCAATCGCTGTTGGATCCGCAGTCACAACCGCCTGGGCAAAGCTTGGGCTGATTTCAACAGTGCGAACAACACGGTTGCTGCCATCAGGAAGCACTTGCCGCAGCTGTTCAGCAGCAAAACCAGTCTGGAGCTGAGCAAGTCCTTGCAGTTCCTCTGCCATCAACGCGGCACTGTCACCTGACCAAGTCGCTAGTGATTCCCTGAGCTGAAGCAACAACGTGCGAAGCCTTGCTTGGCGCAAGGGCTGCCGCACTACACCTGTGAGCTGAATCTCTTCCTCAATGCTTCGCAGCTGGTCGATCGCATCCAAGATCACGTCGTTGTACGAACGGATGATCCGCCTGGCGACACCGTTGCTGTAACGGTTCAGGTCAATGGCATTGCGGTAGACCGCTGCTGGGGCGCTCATGTCTTTTTGATGCCAACTGCTTCTGATGAATCAATGCAGATGATTGAAACGTCTGCACCTGCACGCAAAGCGTCACCGACGATGCCCGTGAACTCCATCAAGGCAAGGTCGTCAGACTGGCTAATCGCACATTCGGTGATGCCACAGACTGCACCACCCGAATACCAAGTGGTCCGTATCACCGCATAAAAATCGTCCATCAGTTCTGACTGGACGTAGTACAGCGCCTGTTGCCGTGATGGCTCGTCAGGGCGTTTTTTGCTGCGGTTCAACCATCCCATCAGTCAGGCATCTGCTCATCGTCAGCCTCAGCTTGGCCCTCGGGCATGGTTTCAGCAGCAGGTTGGCGTGGCTCAACGGGGTCAACCAAACCACCGTTCTGAGTAGCTTCAACTTCTTCTTCAACGTCAAACTCATCACCCAGCACTTCACCAGCCTCAAGCTGGTCGAGCAATGTCTTTTGAGTGATGGTGCCTGCGGTGTACAGCTGCAGCAGGGCTTGGATCTCTTGCGGCTCGAGCCGTGATGCAAGGAAGTCGCGGTTCACAAAGCTGCTGCCTGCCTGTTGTTCCTGCAAGAACGCAGCATGAAAGCCAAGGCAGTTGTCGATCAGGTCTTGCATCTGTTGTGCGATGACCATCATGGTGCTGTCGCCTTGGCTGCGATCAATGCGCTTTGCCTCTGCTGTCTCTGCGCTGAGCTTTTGCCCCAACACAGCAGCAAGGCCAAGTTCGTTGATCTGTGATGCGATCTGATCCAGTCGCTTGAACTGAGCCTCGTAGCTGCGGCCACCAGGCTCGATGTATTCAGCACGGCCATCAGCAGGGAATGCAATAGCTTCACCAGGCCCTGCAGACACTTCTTCAGCGGCCTGTGGAAATCCGTAGAAAGCCAGCATCGGCACAGCTGAGATGTGCAGCTGATTGTCCAAATCTGACTGGACTTGGTACTGCTTCAGGTTCAGTTCTGCAATGTCAGCCAATGGCGGGTTGGACTCCAGCACGTTGGTCCGGTTGGCATAAGCAACGGCAAACGGAATTTCATTAAGGCTGGTCGTGCCTTCCTCAACAACACGGAAATCACCCTTTGCATCCTTTTGGTGGATCTCAAAAGCGCCAGGCGTCAGAACGCGAACCTGCTGCACTTCTTTTTCCCCATACAAGCCATCAGGAACAACAACACGTTCCATCAACCGCAGCTGGGTCAGGGTCTGTTTGCCGTCAGCGTTTTCCACACGCCAGCCGAGTATGTCCCGTGGCGTATAAGTCACCCAGTACGGGCGCCCATCAGCACCAGCGGCAGGCGCATCAACAAGGACACCAACGTGGCCATATCGCACGCACTTGCGTGCAGTTTCATAAGTCCAGACGTTCAGGTCATTGCCCTGCAAGTCAACGTCGAACAACTGCTCACGGATGTTGTCTGATACGTCTGTCAGCCGCACAGGCTTGCGGGTCAACATGCCCGCAAGCATGCGCTCTAAGCGCACATAGAACGGCGCAAGAACACTTCTCAGCAGGCGGTTGTCATATGCCTCATCCAGTTCTCTTGGTTCTTGTGGCAAATATGTCCGGTGTTTTTTTCTGATGCCGTACGTGCCCAGCAGCAGGGTTTCAATCAAGAGCCAATGCGGCTCCATGTTTACCCAGGCAGTA